AGTCACAGTACCGCTGGTGCCAAAGTCATCTAATGCCGCCGCTGTATCAAATGTCCCGCTAGTAACCTCTTCAACGCCCGATAAAACCTCTGGAGGCCACGGTAGGTTAGCTGATGGGATAGTGAATGTCTCAGCCGCTCTGGTTACGCTAGAGCCAGACGTTGGGATTAGCGATGAAGGTGTGGATGCTTGCTCAACTTGGACTCCATAGACGTACATTTGCTGTGCAGTGTCGCCAGCGTATGATGGTATTCTGGAAGAAGACGACGCATCGTTATCTACAAAAACAATAAAACCAACAAAAGAAGATGCTGTTGCTGTTGCGGTTGACGTTATTGCACACCGATACCATCCGTTACCTACGTCTTGAATAGTTGCTGTTGCGTTTGCCGCCTCATAGCCAACAGTGCCTGTAGATAAATCAAAATTAGCATAATGGGAACTGCCGAATCCCGTAGAGCTGAACAAGAGCTGACAAGCTGTGCTCGTATCTGCTTTTACATATGCTGAAAGCGTATAGTTTAGTCCTGAAGTAACGTTTGTCGTATTGCCGTATATATAGTGACTGTTGGTAGCTGTCGTCTCATTTATTCGAGTGGCGTTTTCAGTCCCATCGGGAGAAACAGCGTTGTTTTCTGTCATTGTTACACGATTAAGCGTCCAGTTGGTATCTGGCGTTGAATGTTCAACCAAATTAACCCTTTGCTCAGACTCAGCCAGTACGCCCTCGTTAACCCATGCAGATCCGTTGTAGACGTGGTGGCCTACTCTTGGGAGGTACTTGTCAGAAGAAGTTGTAGGGACGTATGAGTCTCCACGCTCAGGGTTGTCTACCATGCCGCCTAAGTCAGAGCGGTAGAGGTGTGCGCCCCAGATGTAAGAAAAATCCCCAGAAACAGAAGAGTAACCACCGTTTCCTACTGCACCACGAACAATATTTCCTGCTGTAAAGTCTGTTGTTATCTGAAATAACCACCAGCCGTCTGCTCCTTGCGTAGCAGTTGCTCCAGAGGATCCTGTTAAATAAGTAATAGCGCCGGTGCTTAGATTTAGCTTGGCGGCCAATAAATTTGTTCCTGTAGATTGATTCCTTATTAGCAATGTTGTTTGCGCTGAAGCCGACGAACCTTGCTTGAACCAACAAGCCAAAGTCATCGAACCCCCTGTCCCCGAAGAAATATCTCTACGAAGCTCATTGGAGGTAGAAGTGCTTTCTATTTTATCAGCCGTAGTACTTCCATCGGGAGCTACTATGGCATTCGCAGTAACAGTTGTGTTTGATTTAATCCAAGCCGCATTAGAGAAATCCTCAGAGTACGTCAGCAGATTATGCGGCCCCCATTTAATGACAGGCATCTCTCGGACGCTTACATTGTCTATGGTGATGCTGGTGTTAGTGAAAATACCAATGTAATCCCCATCAGCAGAACCTACTAAATACTGAGTGTATGACTTGGCATCAACAGACATAACGCCAAGATTTGTAGTGTTTCCTAGTCTCCAGTATGCAACGCCAGCAGAATTGAAAGTTATATCAACAGTACAAGCGTAAACCTTACCTTCTTCAATTGCTTTAGGTAAGTAGATTGCATTGATTGTTCCGTCGTTAGCGGCCTTGCCACCAGAGATGCTCCAACCAGCGCCCTTCGTCCAGTCCGAATCGCTATCGAACCCACCATTGGTAACAAGCTCAGGGCCATAGCCGTCCGTCATAGTGGCATTGCTACTACGTGCGTGGGTGACTGCATTAGCCAGCGTCTTACTGCCGCCATTGGCTAGGTAGTAATTATCAGCAAAGTCCAACAGTAACTTCGGGTACTTACCGATAACGCCCGCCTCTCTCAACTGCTGGTTGATACGGTTCGGGCTTCGCTGAATGTTAATGCCTAAATTGACAGCCATTAGTTGGACTCCTTGGGCTGATTCTGAATCGCGCCATCGACACTCGTTGCCTGCACAAGCGCCACCTCTACACCGTTCTGCGGAAGTATCTCAATCGCCTTAGATGCAAAAGACACAGAGCCGCTTGTCACTGTGCCTTGATCTAAAGTAATCGCGTAATTTGTCCGCGTTGGGCTTGTCAGGTTAATCATAGGTGATGTCTTCAATCAGCTTTAGCTTGAACGTCTCAGTAGAAAATATATCACCAGCCGCGTCGGTAAACTCGATATCGCATGAGTGTGTGCCGACTGTCCAGCTTGCCGTGCTGGTAGCGGTAGCTGTTAGGCTAAACACCCCACCGCTTGCGTTGGTGATCGTGGTTGTCAGCGTGGCAATCAACGTCGTTTTCTGACGGATCTGCGCTCGTATGCTGAAATCAGATATATCTACGGCAGACGCATTTTCGGTGAGCGTAATAACCCACTCCAGCGTATCGCCTTTTTTGTGGGTAATCTCTGCCATGTTTAGCCTACTACGAGAGCGTGGATGCCTGTTGCAGTTGTGCCTGTACTCTTTACGCGCTTAACGGAACACGTCAGCGTGTGGAAGTCAGGGACAGTGACAGTGCGCTCGTTGCCGTCTACGTTAAGGAAAACAACATCGCCGCCCGACTCGATATATAAGCCGATCGCAATGTTATTTGCGCCTACGTTGTCGGTGCTGTCGTTAGTCGTTACCTCAATCATGTCGTATACGAGGCCCGACTGATTCGGTGACGCCGCAAATACAAACGGGTTTGCCATGTTAATTTCCTCCTGAATAGCGCAATTATATCATCCCTTAAGGATCAATATACGCAAGAATGTCTGGGGTGTTAGTGTCAGGGTTAATAGATGAGGCCAACCAGTACGTGGCAACGCTTGATGAAGTGTCATCGGCAATCGCTGTTTCTGCCGCGCCGACGCTTTCATAGGTGCCAATCGTTACGTTTTCGTCATCCGTTGATCGTATATAGCCCGCAATAATGCTCATGTGTTTACGCCGCCAATATCACTTGTGCCGTTAGCTGGTTAATACCAACTACGCCAGCAGATTTAAGAATCGTATTGACGCGCACCCTGTAGTCTTCGTCGTCATCGCTCTTTGCTAGTGGCAAGTTCAAAGGCATCGTCGCTGTCGTATTGCCCCCTAGGGTGCCTGCAATCATTGGGCGATAAGGCCCAGCCGCGTCACTTAAAAAACTGCCTGCCGATGTCCACCGATCAGGATTGTAATAAAGAGTGCCTGTTGTAATTGTTTGACTGAGGCTCGTATAAACAACACGGGTTCGATCTGTCGATGATTTGTATTCGACTGACAATGGTTTCTCAATCGTGCTTGGACTTGTCTGGCTTGTAGCAATGCCACCATATCCGTCGATTTCTTTAGCGTGATTCCCGCTCACTTCTACCCAGTAATAATATTGAGTGATCGTGCCGCTTGCGACAATCGCGCCGATCTCTGTGCCGCTCGTTACGCCTTTGCTTTCTCGTTGCACGTCGATATTCAGAATGCAGGTGTCGACGTTCGAGTCTGTCGAAAACTTTAAATTGCCACTGAGGTTGCCGTACTTCTTAACGCCGTCCTCAGAAGCAGGAACAGTAAACGTGCCAAAGGTAGACGCACTTGATCCAGCCGTATGTGCGGGGAAGCTAACGATACCCACGCTAACAATTTCCGACACATCGCCATCAATCTCGTCAGATTTAGGGATCAGTATCTGCTCAGAGACAGGCCCAACTGTCGTTGATACGTTGCCCGAGTAATCAACAGCCTCCAGCCAAAAGTATTTTAACGTGCCTTTGCCTTCACCAGACGCGGCTGGGTAGACGTATTCAGTGCCGCGCACTTCTGCGACTGGTGATGCGGGCTTACTAACCCCTGTGCTGTTCACATAAATCTGCACGAAAGACAGATCAATATCAGTGGGATTAGTCCACTCTAAAGTTAGGTTTTTAAGTCCGCTTGTAACGCTTGCATTCGTGACTGGTGAGGGCGCATTGCTGTCGCCTGCAAAAGACTGATTTGTCAGGCTCGTACCAGTGCTGGTGACGCCCAACAGGTTTTGTACCTGCACACGGAAATCGTAATTAGAGTTAACATTCAACCCGCTTAACAGTATGCGAGTCTCTTTAGTCTCCATGTGGAAATAGTCAGTAGTGCCAGTGACGTTATAACGTACCTTGTAGAAGTCTACGAAAGCATCGTCGGGGGCAGTCCACGTTAGCTCTGTTGTCGTCGTCGTATTTCCATCTGGGCCGATCAGGGCTATTTCGTTTTTCGCTAGGTTAGTGACGTTATCGACGGTGCGCCCGTCATATAAATCTAACTCTCCACCGCTCAAAAAGTCCAGTTCGTCGCTAGTTGTCCAGTCGTAAATTGCCGCCGCCGTCTCGATCAGTTCTAAATTAACAGACAAGTTGCCGTCGGTTATTGTCAGCGTGTAGTCAATCACCTCAAAAACTTTTTCGCTGTAGCCAAGGCGCTCGTTTGTCACTTTGATCGTGTCGCCAATTTTTACTTGTAAACCTTTTAGGTTTACCGTCATCGTAAGCGCGACTTGTTGCCGCGACTTTAATAATGAAATTTTTGCGAGTCGTTGTGCCTGTGTATTGTTTGTAACAAACGGCAAGGGCATATCGAGGTATATTGGATCGCCATCTTGTGTTACGTATGTAGAGCTTATCTGAGCAGGATAATCCAGAACCTTAAAGTTCTTCTCTTCAGATACAAAAATGCCTTTAACGCCATTGTAGACGCCTCTGCGAGACTGCTTGGTTTGCGTTTGAATATCTGAAACGCAATCGGCTTCTGTAAATTCTAACGTCGGCGCAACGTATCCTGC